ATCAGTGGTTGACGCTAATGTAGTTTATAGCTATAAGTATAATAACGATTGCTTAACCCCTATGTCAGATCCTTCATGTCCTGGTTACACTGATGCAGTGTTAGGTATGATGGGTAACATTGACGTAGCTACCTATGACCCAATGAACGATGAGAACATTACGGATGTGCTGGACGAGAAAGCAGATCTAGAGGAAGATACGGAGCAGGACGAGGAAAAGGAAGACAGTGATAGGTTAGAGAAAATCCTAAGTAGTGTAGACGACTCAGTTCTCTCTGCTAATGTGATCTCCCAGAACCTGTTGATGTTTGCTATGACGAACATAGCTACGATGAATACGTATTATGATAAAAAGTTAGCAGGTGGCGTCTACAAAGAGACAGTTGTTCTTGATGGAGGTAACCTACCTGATAACAAAAAAGGCGCTAGAGCAGGACTGGCACAGCAAATATTACACACCAAGATGGTGGGTATGCAGTATGAACCAAAGGAATAACGCATGAAGAAGTTACTAGTATTAAGTATAGCACTCGCATCTTGCTCACCGGCATACGCAGCAGAGACCCCAATAGTGGGTAACGTTCAGACTAGATGCCTTATCACAACTGACACTAACGGTGTATTTGGTAACCCATTACCAGGCAAGCTGAGTACAACTGCAGCTGATGGCGGTGTTGTACCTGTTGTACGTTATGATGTAACTCTGGCAGACTCTTACCTAGCTAAGGTGACAACACCTACTTCGTTTAGTTCAAGCCCAACCTTAAATGACGCAGTGACATGGACTGGTTCTACAACAGTTACTAAAACTACTGATGCTGGTATGGCTGCGTATGAGACAGGTAAGATCTTGTATGGTTCTACTACCCAGTACGATCTAACTATCGCTGGCTCTACGTGGTTCTCTTCTGAAGCCTCTGCAGTGTATGGTGGTAGTAAGTCATTCCCTGGTGGTAGTTACACGGCACTCGTATTGGCTGAGTGCATTGCTAAATAGTATTAGAGTACTACTGTATCTCATAGTGATTACACTCAGTACCCCTGTGTATTCACATGAGATGACACCAACCTACCCAGTCTTTGAACAGTCGTTTATGGCGGGTATATCTGTCACTACGTTGAAGATATTCAACAAGAGAAAGGATGTCTCGTACTATGAGATAGGGGTATTTACTAAAGACTGGGAACCTATCCCATTCGTATCACAATACACGGTGATCCCTATGAAATACCTAGATACAGTATCGTTTGACATATACGTAAGTCACTTGTCATTAGACTCTGTTGAGTACATATGCTCTGTGTCACAGATACAGTACGGTACTACAGTGTCATCAAAGATATGTTCGAGAGTTAAGTAATGGGTAAGCTCATACTTGTGGTATACGCTGTTTTTGTATTGCTACTGATGCTGAGTACAACGGTACTTGCAGCTAATTCACTATCTCTGCAACTACCTAGCAGTGGTAACAACTACCAGTCAGATAAGTTTAAGGCAGGTGACCTGGATTGTTCTAATGCTATAGGTGGTACTATTAACCTAGAGTTTGGTATGACAGGTATTATTAACAACGCTACTAGTATATTTGACTCATCTAACTCATCTCCTAAGTCTAAAGACCTTGGTGTGTACGCTAGGATTATCATGCCTTTGAACGCACCTGAGGAGAGGATTAACTGTAATACGTTGTATCTACTAGAACTACATAAGAAACGTCTTGAAATCATGAAGCTAGAGACTGAACTAAACGCACTTAGACGACTACAGTTGGAAGGATAACATGGCAGAGATAGAGTATGGTGGTGTTAAATTAGGTGGTAGTAAGTTACTACTTATAGTCCCCCTTATTGGTACCATCGTAGGTGGTTTATGGGGAGGCTTTGAAGCTTACCAACGTTACCTAAGTATGGAAGCTAGGATCAGTGAGTTTGTTACACCTGACCTGTCAGACTATGATAAGCGTATCGCTGTCATGGATGGGAAATTTGCCGTAATAGACAAGACACTTGTCCTACTAAAGGATGAAATCTCCTCGATTAAAGACACCTCAGAAGGACAATACGTCACCATAAAGGACCTTAAGAACTCCATTAGGGATGATATCAACAGGCAAGAAAAGATTATAGACAAGGTAGAAGACGACATCTCTGGTATTGAAGAGGATGTTAGGGCTACCATAGATACAGCTGAAGGCAGGTTTGAGAGTAAACGTGATCAACTGCAAAAGGACTACGTACAGAAGTCTGACACCATTCGAGAGGATGTTGAACGTAAGATTACTGATATGGAAACTAGGTTGAATAAGAAGTTACAACGAGCTCTGGACAACCCCTTAGCTAACTAATATTAGCAATTGTACTTATGGTACTCTAGAGGTACTAGGAAAGGTAACTAGGTATGTGGTATACTCCTACGTACTAAACCTTATAGTAACATATCATGATGGCCATATGACCCCTAAAAGAGTCTGTATGTACATTACAGCGTAGGGATTAAGGAATTGAACAATGGTACAATCACCCCACATATTACAGGGAATTACGATGGAAGTTAACGCACGGTTCGACCGTCTAGAGGCTAAGATAGACAAGCTTGTAGATGTGATGGTGAAACTCGTAGAGATTGATACCAAAATGGATGGCCTGACATCACACAATGTCATCCAAGATAACAGATTAAATAAACATAGTAGCACAATAGATAAGCACTCAATTGCCCTAGCTACAGTCGTAAAGACTAGTGGTGCTAACGAGTGGTTTATTCGTATATTAATCGCAGGTGTAGTATCTGCAGTATTTTACGCTTTAAGAGGTTAACCATGTTCAAACTAGGCCAAAATTCATTAAACAACCGTGCAGGTGTCGATCCTCGCTTAATAGAGATCAGTGACCTTGCAATATCTATGTCTAACATTGATTTCGGTATCCCTTCTACTGGTGGGTTGCGTACCACTGAAGATCAAGCCCAGTTGTTCACCTCAGGAGTCTCTAAGGCAGACGGACGTACAAACAAATCATACCATCAGACAGGAAAAGCAATTGACGTGTATGCTTACGTTGACGGCAAAGCCTCCTGGGACAAGCTTCATCTTGCCTTGATTGCTGCCGTGATGCTACAAGCAGCCGCTCAGTTAGGTTATAGGCTCAAGTGGGGCGGTAACTGGAAGAGTTGGCAGGATATGCCTCACTTTGAACTGGAGGACTAGATGGGTATTTTTTCATCAATAGTTGGCCCAATAGCCGACCTAGGTAAAACCTATTTAAGCGGTAAGAATGATATCGCTAAAGCTAAACAAGCAGCAGATATTATAGGACTGCAGGCAGAAGCTGATGTTAAAGTAGCCGGTGTACGTGCAGCTAACAAGCTAGCGGACAGTGGGCAGACTCAAGAGTTTAATCTCGACCTAGTTGCCATGAAGCAAATGGACAAGTCCTTCTTAGATGAGATTATGATAGCACTGCTACTTATTCCTATAGCGGCATCGTTTATGGGCTACCAAACAGAAATTACCGCTGCATTTGAATCATTCGCTGCTATGCCTGAGTGGTATCAATACTTAGTTATCGGTGTGTACGTAGTTAAATTTGGTATGAGAGGCATGTTAACTAAGTTAATGTCGGGTAAGTTCTCCGGTGTTAAGCTTAAGTAATATTATACCTAGGGTCTATTACTGATGGTGTATTAGGTACAACATGTGGTATAGTGATATAAATACATTTAAGGATGTGGTAGTAGAAATGACAAAAGAAGAAAGACTACGTTTTGATAATAACTTGGCGGCTAAAAACAAAGCAAGTATAGTTGCTAGTATTAATAAAAAGAATAAAGAAATGCAGGAACGTCAACTACGCGCTAAGCAGAGAGTAGAGGGTAAGGCTTTTGCAAAAGGGGTAGGTGCTAGACAAGAAGCTCACCGTGACAATATCATGAAGGATATGACCTATTCAGAGAAGCAGAAGTTCCGTAAGGACACAGGTGGTAGGTATGGTAACCTTAGATCAGCAACTCATAGGACTTTAGGAGAAGTACTTCATGGTGAAGACGTTACACCTAAGACCAGGTGGAGTAAAGGTGATGCCCCTACCACAAAATTTACCCCTAGTAAAAAGGTGGTGTTAAAGAAAGATTCAGATAATCATGGAAAGAAAAAAGTAACAATCCCTATGGTTAACAAGAAAGGTTGATACATGAAAGTTAAAAAAGCTGATTTGCTTAATGCATTTAAAGCTGATCTAAAAGCAGCCGAACTCTTGAAGAGAGACCAGGATGCTAGTATCAGTGTGTGGAAAGCAGAGTACAATGGTGACCCCTACGGTAACGAAAAGAAAGGCAAGTCTGCTATTGTTTCTCGTGACATTAAGAAACAGTCAGAATGGCAACATGCCACTATTGTCGATCCTTTTGTTAGTACCACAGACATAATCAAATGTACTCCTATTACCGCAGAAGATGAGCAATCAGCTCGTCAAAATGAGCTGTTACTAAATACCCAATTCTGTCGTAAATTTGACAGGTTTAACTTCATGTCTAAGGCAGTGAAAGTACTGGACCGAGAAGGTACACTAGTTGTACAGACCGGTTGGGACTATGAAGATGAAGAAGTGACCACTATGGCTGACATGGTAGTTATGGATGAAGACGGACAAGAGTCTATTGTCAGTAAAGAAGTTGTTGAGACTATAATCAAAAAGAACCAACCTACTGCTAAAGTATGTCGTAATGAAGATATATACATCGATCCTACTTGCCAAGATAATTTAGATAATGCGCAGTTTGTTATCTATCGTTACGAGTCAGACCTATCTTCACTTAAGAAAGATGGACGATTCAAGAACCTAGATAAAGCCGCAGGTGGTGGCAGTGAAGATTATGACTATGATCCGGCAGATGATACAGTATTCCGTTTTACTGATGAACCACGTAAAAAGATGGTTATATATGAGTATTGGGGTAATTATGACGTTAATGGTGATGGTATTGCTGAGCCTATTGTGTGTGCTTGGATTAATGATACTATTATTCGTCTGCAGTCTAACCCATATCCCGATGGCAAACCTCCATTTATTGTCGTACCCTTTAACAGTGTACCGTTCAAAATTCATGGTGAAGCCAACGCAGAACTGATTGGGGATAACCAAAAGGTTAAAACTGCTATTATCCGTGGTATCATTGATAATATGGCACAATCCAACAACGGACAAGTAGCCGTACGTAAAGGTTCACTAGATCAAATTAACCGCAAGAAGTTTGTAGCCGGACAGAACTTTGAGTTCAATGGTAATCCTTCTGACTTCTGGCAAGGTAGTTACAACCAGATTCCTGGCAGTGCATTTGATATGATCGGTTTGATGAACAATGAAATCGAATCAATCACAGGTACTAAGTCATTTAGTGGTGGTATTAACTCAGGCTCTCTTGGAACTACAGCAACAGGTGCTAGAGGAGCTTTAGATGCTACTGCTACACGTCGTATGAACCTAGTGCGTAACGTCGCAGAGAACCTCGTTAAGCCTCTCATACGTAAGTGGATGTCGTATAATTCTGAATTCTTAGAAGATGAAGAAGTAGTACGTGTTACTAATGAAGACTTTGTTCCTGTAAGACGTGATGATCTAGATGGACGTATCGACCTAGCTATTACAATCTCTACTGCAGAAGACAATGCAGCTAAGTCTCAAGAACTTTCTTTCTTGCTACAGACATTAGGACCTAATGAAGATCCTGATATCCGTAGAGGTATAATGGCTGATATTATGGATCTTATGCGTATGCCTGACCAGGCTAAACGTGTTCGTGAGTACCAACCTAAACCTGATCCAATGCAAGAACAGATGAGGCAACTAGAGCTGGAACGTTTCCAGTTAGAGAATGAAAAGATTAAAGCGGATATCCTAGATAAACAAGCCCGTGCTCAAGAAAATACTATAGATGCACAACTTAAGACTAATAAAGCTGCTGTAGAAGCTGCTAAGGCTCGTAAGTTAACTAGTGAAGCTGATGGTATAGACCTTAAGTTTATTAAAGATGATGAAAACTTCGCACATCTAGATCGTGTTGAGTTGGAAGATCTTAAACATGCACAACGTTTGGAGATGGAAGCAGCTAAACATAGAGCAAATTTAGAACAAATGATGGCCCAGCAACTTGCTGGAGATTCTGCTATTGGTGTCTACCAATGATACAGTTATTTAAAAATATTGGAGTAATGTAATGGGAAGTATCGCTATAGCTCAGGCTAATAAAATTAATGCAGACAAGGCTCAGGCTTTGGACAATATGCAATCAGACGACGCTCTCTATCAAGCTCGTGAAGCTGGTGGTATGGAAACTAGGCTTGCTGTAGAGGACGCTATTAGACAGAAGCAACAGTACCAACAGATGGACCAAAATTTGGCCAGAGGTAGTGCTTTTGCTCAACAACCCGCACCTCAAGGTCCTTCTATGTGGGATGAGTTTAAATCGTACATGAGTGGTAAAGGTGACAATATTGTTACTAACTTTAATGCGTTAACTAGATCTTCACCATGGCAAGGAACCGAGGCAGAACAGAACATGCTTCGTCAAGGTGCCGCAGAAAAGCTTAGGCAAGACCAATATCACTCACAGGCCCCAGCACGAAACCTTAGTCCGGCTAATCGTAGAGAAGCCATAGCCGAATACGAACGTAGTTTAGGAGAATAACCGTGGAAGGATTAGCAAATCAATTAGCAGGACCAGCCCAGCAACCGCAACAACAGCCACAACAACCTCAAGGGCAGCCACAACAAGGTATGCCTACAGTAGAGCAGATTATTGAACTACTTATGCAAGGTGTTGATCCAGAAGAGTTAGTGCAACAAGGTGTACCACCTGAGCTTATTATGGAAGCTATTGCAATCATAGAGCAGCAGATGGCAGGTCAACAACAACAGGCTCCTATAGATCCTAATGCAGGGTTGGCACAAGGCTTAGCTGGACAGTAACTACATATGAGTTACTCGCCAGAAAGTATTAAACCTTATGTAGATTTTATCAATAACTGGCATTATGATAATATCAAGAATAACCGTGTGTTACGAAATAAACATGGTGAACTGACTACAGTAAAGAGTACAGGAATTAAGGTAGGTGATAACATCTATCTTGTACCTGGGTACATTGATGGTATAGAGTTATCAGAAGACCAAGCACAAGACTACTGGGCACCTAGAATCCCTAGGCTAGAGAAACAAGGTCTAATAACAGGTATTCCTGATATACAGGTAGATGACAAAGCTAGTCATCCTGCTAATATTATATCTAAGCTTAACCATACGTTTATGGATAAAGAAAGCTCAGAAATTCCGGATAGTGCTATTAAATATGATTACTCTAATCAGCCTAATCCAGAAGTACAACTAAGACAAGAAGTTGTAAATAACTTAAGTAATAGAGCACGTACGACTACCAATCATGGTTTAGCCCAACAGCTTAACAACCAAAGAGGTCAATAGTATGGATCAAGGTCTAGCACATCAAATGACCTATGGAACTGGTGCAAACCAAAGTACTAAACACCACTATGACGGTGTTAAAAAGGCTATTAAAAAGAAGAAATGTGGTAAAAAACGTAGAAAGTAGTTGTAACTTATAGTATTTTTATTATATAATACGAAATATAAGCAATTACTAATACCCTGTACGTCATTGCTTACATTAAATATTAACCACTAACCCACAAGTAAAGGATTCATTTATGAACAACCTTAATGAGCAGCAAATTTTAGAAGTAGAAAATGTATATTGGGCAGACCTTTGGACTTCCCTAGAACGTTTAAAAAGTAACAAAGATTTCCAACGTGTAGTATTGGAAGGTTACTTTAAAGACAAAGCTATAAACGGTGTTAGTTTACTTGCACAAGATGCAATTGTAGCAGGCGGACACAGATCCGCAGTGATGGAAGACTTGATTGCTATATCTAGCCTTGAAGATTTCTTTGTCACGATTGAGAATTTAGGAACTATTCCTCCAGAAGATGACGACGAAAACGACTCATAACAAGGAGGTATAGAATATGAAAGAAGAAGATTTATGGGACATGTCTGATGACGATCTTGAAGCTGCCTTTAAGGAAGCACAAGCATCAGAGCAATCCCCCGACACCGATTACGAAGCTGAGCAATCAGCTACTTCAGAACTTGATGAATCAGAACCTTCTACGGAAGAAACTGAAACTACAGATGGTGATGAAGAGGCAGTATTGGATGATGATACTGCTGAAGAAGAAGAAGAAATTGATGGTGGTCCTGAACAACTTGAAGATGATCTTGAAGATTCCGGCCATGATACTAGCGATGATTCTACTACAGATGAAGTGACAGACGAAGACGATCCTGACGCTACTAAGGAGACTCCTGACGAGGACTCTGAAGATGATATAGATCCTAGTTCTGATGACACTACTGATGAGGAAGAAACAGAGCAACCAGCACAGTCCTACAAATTTAAGGCTAATGGCAAAGATTATGAGTTTTCCAGCGACGAGATCGTTGAGCAATTCCCACAAATCTTTGGACAAGCAATGGATTACACCAAAAAGATGCAAGCCATCAAACCTTGGCGTAAGACAATTGATGCCCTTGAAGGAGCAGAGCTGAGTCACAAAGACGTTAGTCTAATGATTGATGTGCTGAAGGGCGATAAAGAAGCTATTACTGAAGTATTGAAACGAACAGGTACAGATACCCTCGAAATAGATACAGAAGCTGATAGTGCCTACATTGCTAAGGATTATGGTCGAGACGATGGTGCCTTGGCGATTAAAGATGTTGTTGATGACATTAGCCAAGACGTTGAGTACTCAACTACTCATAATATTTTGTCTAAGGAATGGGATGAAAAGTCATGGAATACCATGGCAGCTGATCCTAATATGATTAGATTGCTTCATACCGACGTAAAGAGTGGAATGTATCAAACATTACAACCACTAGCTGAAAAGCTTAAAGTATTCGGTGGGGCTAACAAATCAGACCTAGAGTATTATAAGGAAGCTGCTCAACAGTACTATAACAAAGCTGCAGTACAAGAAGCACAAGATAAACGACAAGCTGAGGCACAGGTTACTAAACAAACAGCACTAGCTGCTACGCAAGCAGAACAAACTAGGTTAGCTAGTGTTAAAGCCAAAACCCAGCAACGTAACGCTACGAAAGATGCTTCTGTAAAGCGTAAAGCCGCTGCACCTACTAAGCATGCAGCAGCTGGTCGAGATGTTGTTGATTACCTTAATGAGTCAGATGAATCATTTGATGATTGGTATAAGCACCTTCAAGACAGTATGTAAATAAATCTTCAGAGGGCAAAATGCCCTCATAACTATATTATAAAGGACCACTAAAATGGCTACCAATGTATATGGTAATGGTACTAACAGCACCGCCGGTGCTAATACTATTACTCACTTTTATGACCGCGCTGGCGTTAAAGCCGCTAACCGCGTAAACGTTTATGGGCAGTTCGCTGACCGTAAATCCATGCCTAAGAAAATGGGCAAAACCTTTAAGATCTCTAAGTTCTTGCACATGTATGATCGTGCTCCGAATGATGCGGAATTTGCAGCTGCAGGTTTCTTATCTGCACGTTCTGTTGCTGACGTAAACACTGCTTTAACTAACGCCACCTTAACTGAAGGCGCTGGTGCAGTTAACAAGCGTACGCTACAGAAGATCACCATGGAAACTTCTTTGGCTCGCTACGGTGAGATGATCGACTATACTGATGAAGTAGAGTTGTTCTCTGAAGACACCATGCAAGTACGTTATCGTGAAGAGCTAGGTGAACTAGCGAACTCTCGTCAAGAAGATTTGCTCCAGTTGGATATGTTGTCTACCGGTACTGTAATGTACTCTGGTAGTGCTACCGCTATTGGTGAAATCGACGAAGACAGTACTGTATCTTATGATCTAATTCGTAAGGCTGTACGTAAGCTAGTTCGTAACCGTGGTAAGAAGAACACCACTATGGTTACCGGTTCTACTAAGATCGATACGTTGACTGTTGCTAAGGCATACTACGCTGTTATCGGTGCTAACGTTAAGGGTGATTTAGAAACTCTTACTCGTGGTACTGTTGCTGCCAACGGTATGACTGAGTTTGTTTACATTCCATCACATAAGTATGGTTCTGCCTCTACTTTGACTGAAGGTGAAGTTGGTGCTATGCACGAAGTTCGTTTCATCGAGTCTGAAGCTGCTGTTGTATATGCTGGTGATGGTGCTGCGGCAACTACAGCCAATGTTGGTAACTTATCTTACACAGGTACGTTAGACACTACTGGTAAGTTTGATGTGTTCCCAATCTTGTTCCCTACTCAAGGTTCTTTCGCCACTGTTGGTTTGAAGGGTCAAGGTAAGATCAAGTTTAACTCTAAGTCGCCAAGTGAAGTAGAAAACGCCAACCCTTACGGTACTAACGGTTTCTTCTCTTACAACTTCTTCTACGCAGGTATTATCCTGGAAGAAGAGAAGCTACTTAAAGTTCTTGTTTCTGCATCTGCATAAACCTACGTAGTAACTAAATAAGCCCTCTTCGGAGGGCTTTTCTGTTAATAAGGCTTTACTTTATTTTATTAGTTTAATATAATGGAGATTCCATTATTAACTTTAACTCTAAAGAACCGAAAGGAATTAGATATGTCATCATTAGAAGAATTAAAAACAGAAGCCGACGAACTGGGTATGACCTATAACAAGAACATAGGTGCCAGCAAGCTTCAAGAAAAGATTGAAGCATTTTACGAAGGCCAAGAAACTTCTGGTCCTGCTCTCGAAGCTACGATTGTAGAAAAAGAGAAGGAAAAGCCTGCAAAGGTTGAAGCCAAAGAAGATTCCAGAGTAGCTAAACGAATAGCTCGTGAGAAAGCAGCTCGGGTAACTAAAGTTGTCACCATTATTGATAACGATCAGAGAGTCAACAATCAGACAACTACCTGTATTGTTAATTGCTCAAATGAATTTTTTGACCTAGGTACTATGATTCTTCCTCTTAACGAGAAGATAGAGGTATTTACGGGCCATATTAATACGTTGGAACAGGTTAAGATCCCACTCCATATGCGAGATACGAGGACAGGTCTAGCGGAAGTTAGAATGCGTCCACGTTACACTATCTCTTACGAGAACGTATAGTATAAGGGCCTTAGGGCCCTTTCATGTTTTACATATAAACAAAGGATGAACTATGAGCTGCGATGTAGCTAGATTTACAGTCACTAAAGGTTTAGATAATACTTTTGTGTTTACCATTAAAGCTGATGGTTCTACCTTGCCGATGGAAATAGAAGCTGGCGACACCTTCGAATCCCAACTAGTCAGTTTATCAACCGATGCAGTTGTCCTTACTAAAACTCTTACAGTCGCAAATGCTCTAAGTGGTAAGGTTAACTTATTGATCACTTCATCCGATACTAGTTCGTTATCAAGTGACAAGGGATCAAAGACAGATCGTTACTACTTACGACCTGTTTATAAATTACTTATTGCTTGCAGTACTACCAATAACGGTAATTTCATAGCAAGAGTGCCTGAAGTTTATGTCGACTAATGTAAGTAGTACCATTCTTATAGATACATCTTGTACTGACGTAGATGTTGTTCCTAGGGAAGACCTAGTTGCTACGTCTTCTCAAGACATTGATCTACAAACTGTAGAGTCTATCGTTGAAGGCCATAAGAAAGAATACTCCATTGTAGGCGATGGTTTATACGCATCTGTAAGCGCCGATGAAGCACCCACATGGCTCACTAGTTTGATTGATAGCGTTGTAGCTACATCTGTAGCTTCAGGTATGACAAACTATGATTTACTTGTGCAAGACGTACTGAATGCTATAGATTCTATTGATGTAGCTAGTAACGCTTACGTTGAACAAATAGACATAAGTTCTATTGTAAATGGTATCGTAACTAGTCGCCTGACCACGTTAAATGCCACGTATGGATCTACGTACGCTACTAAAACAGAGTTATCTTCTGCGGTAGCTACAAGTGCATCAGCAATAGCGACAGATATCTCAGACCTAAACGTATCTTTTAACAGCACTATAGATAGCAGAATAACCAGTATACAGACGGCTTTTGCAGCTGCCGATTCTGCCCTAGCCTCAGACGTTAACGCATTAACAACGGCCTTTGCTGATCAAAGTGTGGATGTGTCTGGTAACGCTAGTGCTGTAGAAGGCTTACAAACATATGTAGGTC